TTCATTTAAATCATATGTTATATTTGCTTTTATTGAAAAATTAGGCTCTGATTTTTTCAAAAACCCGGATGTAATTTGTTCCCATGTAATTGTTCCATTTGAAAATAGTTCAGTTACATCTTCTCTATTAAAACTTAATTTTCCGTCTTCAATATAATAAATTGGTCTTGTTAGCCTTCCAACATCAGTATAAATATTTATTTCATTACTTTGATAATTAAAAGATATACTTACAAAAGTTGGAATAATTCCATTTCGTCTATATAACTTAAGCATTTTTACTAATTCTAATGGATTATCAATTACACCTATCCAATTTCCATTTACAAATATTTTAGAAGTATTTCCTAGATATTCTGGAGTACATTCTAATATTAATTCCATTGAAGTATGTGCTCTTAACCATTTAATTATAGGATAAATAGATGAACCAATTGTTATATGTGTACTTATTGCTAAATGTTTATGCAACCCAATATTACCACCGTCAGGAGTATCAATTGGGTCAATTAATCCCCATTGAGAGCTATTTAAAAGTCGTGGACCAACAACTTTAGCACTAGCATCTAGAGGTAAACTAATTTTACGCAAATGTGAAATATGTGTATTCCAACTTAATCTATTTAAATCTTGAATCACTCCTAATCGTTTTGTATGTGCTTCAGAACCCCAATTTCCTTTAAAAGCCTTTTTAAATCCAGATTCAACAATTCTATCTTTAAATATTTGTTTATAATTTACCATAATTAAATCAATAAAACTATTTTCAGTGTATTTTTTAGCATCTCGACCACTTTTTTCTTTTGTTTTATGTTTATCCTTTCTGCTTTTTTCAGATTCTTCGTCTTCCTTGTAATTACCTCTATGATAATAATATTCTTCATCAATTTTTCTTCCAATATCTTTTTTTTGAATCAAATAGTATTCACGGAATAAATCATAAATAAGAGAGCCTGATAATTCTACTCTTTTAAAAGCAAAGTTATCACGGTCAGTAGGTTTTTCTTCTTTTGTAAAAACTTTTAATAATTTATTAACCATTAAACCAATAAAATAAGCCTTTTCTAAAAAATTCATCTCACCAACATTAGGTAAAAAGTAATCAGATAATATTTCAATAACTCCTGAAATTGTACCCCTTTTAGTAAAAAATTTTATATAATCTAAAGCAGTTTCCTGAGTAAATATTTTATTAGCATCATGAACAGATGGAATAAATAAATCAATATATTTCTCATTTTTTTTTATATCCAATAAACAAGTTTTAATAATGTCTTTATCTGAAATAACTCCTAAGGCTCTCATTAAGATAAATAATGGAATTGGTTTTCTTACATTTGGAACAGATACTACTATTTGATTATTAGAAAGCGCTGGCGATGGAGAGAGAATTTTTACCGCTGTTGTTCTTATGGGTTTTGAAGCATCTTCTGATACTGACCTAATTTCTGCGGAATAACTATAAATATCCAATTTTGAATTTTTTTTAATATAAATCATGTTATTCGCAAATGTTTCTTGAGGAATAATTACTTTTTCTTTTCCATTTATTATAAAATATCCTCCAAAATCATTACGACACTCTCCCATATTAAAACGAACATCTCTTGCTAATTTATTTAAAATACACATATTAGATTGAAGCATAATTGGAAAATTACCTAAGTAAATTTTATTTAGTTGTTCTATGTGTACAGTTCTTTCTTCACCAACATAATAAATAAATTCAACATCCACGTCATAGTGAATCGATGTACCATACGTCATATTCCGCAAACGCGCGTCATTTGGATACATATAATGAGTATGAGTATCATCATAAATAACTGGTTTACCAAAATAAATTTTGGAGCCATCTTTTCCACCTAAATATAATAAACATTCGTTTCTTTTTTCTGAGTTTGTTTCTTCAATTTCTGTTTCAATAAATCTAATAGGATTATTTTCATGGAAAATTTTATTAATACCACTACTACAAAAAACATTATATGATTCTAGATGATGCGCCACTAAATTATTTGGATTATCTGAAAAATATTTATCAATTAAGTTCCAAGATATATTATCTTTATTTAATCTATCCATTTTATATTATAATAATCTTATTTTTTTAAAATGTAATTTACAATAATAATATTTATATTTAAAAATATACATATTATTTGTATGTTGTGTTAAATCATTATTTATTTTTTTTTGTTTTATTTTTTTTTGTTAATAAACGTTTACTTTTACCACCTTTTTTCTTTTCTTTTTTTTCTTCCTTTTCTTCTGAATAGTCATCTGTTATTGAAAACTCTACCCAAGGTTGACTAGGTCTATCATGTAAATATGGTCTAAAAATATTCCATTGAATATGTTTATCACAAAATTTATTTTTATCAAAAGGAATACCACATGAATTTCCAAAACGGCCAACAAAAGCCATTTTTTTAGCTAATGTTGAATCCATAACAAAACCATCTACTACTCCATGTGCGGCAAATGGTTTTGGTCTTCCTGCTGCAGACATATATTCTCTTGCGTCTAAATCATAATGGGAACATACAGTTCTAGAACAAGGGTTATCTTCTTTAAGTAAATACACATCATAGTGGTCAGCTATTATCTCTTTTGCTATTTCAATATTAATTTTTCCTTTATGCTTAATCATTAATTCTTCTAAACGCACTTGTCTTGCTCCTTGATGACGTCTAACATCATACATCCCTGAATTGTCACACTCAAGGTTTCGAATTTGTGGGTCATACGGCGCATTAAATCCAATAAAATATCCATTCTTTGTTCTCTCTATATTATGAAATTTAAGACCTAATTCTATTCGCAATATTTCATTTGTATTTGTATCTCCAAACAACCATGAGTTAGCATAATCTCCACTATTTTCTTTTAATAAAATATCTACGTATTCATCTAATGTATTTCCATACTGCATGGCTTGTCTAATTCTATAACCAATAGGAAATTTTTTCTCATATGGCATAAAACCACCAATAGTTGTTTCAGTTCCAATAATTCCTTTTGCTGTTATAAAAACATCAGAACCACTCCATATCCAGCAAGCACACGTCTGCATCATAAAACGAATCCCTTTTGAAGGATTTAAATCTAATATTATATTCATATATTGTCCGTCAACATAATCTGTAAATGAATTATGAGCGCATACTATTTTTCCATCTGAAGTCCAATCACCAACCGCCATAAAAGCACTGCATTTGTCTTTATTTCCACCTCCTTCTTTTCCTACATGACCTTCTGACCTAGTTGAATACCAATATGGGATTGACATATAAAAATTCCAAGCAATTATTTCATCAATTGTTGTTTTTGTTCCACCAGCTACACAACCATCGACAATTCCTTCCATTTCCTCATAAAATTCAGGAAATTCAGTTTTAGTCATTTCTTTAAAATCAATATTTATTTCTTCAATAAAATATTCCCACTTTTTTCCATACGATTCATACATAAAAAATTGTAACATTGTTTGAATTTCTTTAAAGTCTTTCGCACACAAATAACCATAAGCGTATCCTCTTTCTTTTGGTTCACCTTTTATTGATATATATTTCCACCCATCTTTTTCATACATTAATCCATTTTTTATTTTCATTTATATATTATATACTTTTTATAATATACTTTTAAAATATACTTTTTATAATAAATTTAAAGTATATTTTACATATTTATCATTAGCATACCTATAAGAACAAATAAAAGAATCCATGGAAGAAGAACTAACAGCCAAGAAATTCCTGTGTGACCATCTTTACATATTAAATTCAAAACCCATGTCCAAAAAAGAATATATATTAACTTTATAATAAAAACTAAGATTGTACTAGGAACACGACAAGAAAAAGAACCAATTGTATAACTATTTGAATTTCCTAAATTTTGAAATAAAATTATTATTAAAGAAAAAAATGAAATTATAAAATACAATGCTGCTGGAGAACATAATTCTTTTAAACTTTTAGGAAATGACATTATGAATTATGTTTAGAAAAAATTAAAATAAAAAATTATTGTCTAAAAACACTAGGATTTGATAATCCAGGTTGTTGCCATGGCATAGGATTTACTGGAGAATCAAATCCTCTTAAAGCATTGTAAGTAGTTCCTACACCATATTGAAATTGTCTTCCAACATTTACTAAATCTTGGTATAAAAAATTAGATAAAGTACCACCTCTTTGTTTTTTACTTTTACTTTTACTTTTTTTACCTCCTCCTAAAAATGGAGGCTGAGCACCTGTATCTATCATTTGTCTTGAAATATCAACTGGAGCATATTTATTTAATGAATAATGATTATGGTCTCCTCCTACATTGTTTGTTCCAGGCCATTTAAAATCTGCTCCCCAGTTTTGCCCAGTTAGTCCATTAGGCGCCAAAATAGGTTTCATAGGCCCTAATCCTTGACCATATGGTAATCCATTTCCACCTTTTTGTTTTTTACCTTTACACTCACTACATTTACAATTTGTTCTGTGGGCTCCTCCTCCTTTTAGTAATCCGCATGTTCCACCGCAAGAGCCACCTCTTAACATAGATGAATTAAGCCAATTTTGGTGTGCGGGAGGTCCTCCTGTATTAGGATAAACTGAATTTTCTGCGTTTGTATTTGTTCTCATATTTGAACTATTTGTGCTGCTGCTTGCGCCACCAGTTTTGTTAGAACTACTACTAGCGTTTGAACTACTACTAGCGTTTGAACCAGTATATGCTAAATGTGGATTTGGAGTAGAAAAAATAGGTTTACCTGTATATGCTAAATTCATATTAGACCCGCCTTTATGTTTCCTAGATTTATTTTTTTTAGAACAACCTCTCATTTTGTAAAGTTTTTGTTTCTTACTTTTCGACATTATTATATAGTATATTAAGAAATTATTCATTATTTCATTATTCAATATCAACGTGCGTAAGTAAATGTCTACGACAACACATTTTCTTCAAACCCAGTTCATCTAGCACCTCTCCTTCAGGTGTTTTTTCGTGAAATTCTTTTGTTAAATATAAAACTTTATTCACTTCCATTCCATCTTTAGCAATTTTTTTTTTACGAACTTCTTGAACGTAAAATCTGTACTTATCAGCAAGCACCATTCCACAAGTAAAACATTTAATAGGGATAATCATTTCTTATATAGATATGTGATATTATTCTTATATCTTTTTTATAATTTATTTAATTTTATTTCAATTTTTTATTTTATTATTATTTAAATTAATTATATAAAAAATATATAGTAACAGCACCATCAGCACCTGAAGTACCATCATTACCATCATTATTTCCTCCAGTTCCACCTACTCCACCAGCACCAACATAAGAAGGTGGATACAAATTACTATAAATTGTTGTACCAGTATATTCTTTGATAAATGTTCCTGATGGGGATGTTCCGGCATTACCATTATTACCATTACCAGTATTATTACCACCATTACCGCCGTTTCCACCATTACCACCAGGAGCTGTACATATAACTGTATTAGAAACATTTATTGAACTACTTTTGCCAGCAGTAGCATTACTAGCATCTTTACCGCTGTTATTAGAATCACTTCCACCTGGACTAAATTCACCTCCTCCACCAACTGTTATATTTATTGTAGAGTTTGATGTTATAGGATATTTGACAATTGCACTATAATTGCCAACACCTCCTGATGCTCCATTTCCACCATCTTTTTGAGGTCCAGAACTACCCCCACCGCCACCACCTGCACCACTACCTCCGCCACCTCCGCCTATACAGTATCCAGATATATATTTAGCACCTGGTGGAATAGCGACACCAGTAGTAGTACTTACATTATATAAATATGAATGTAGTGTACATCTATTTGATAAATCTTTATGATTTGTATTTAAAGCTGTATTATATGTATTTACATAATTACTTGTATTATCTGTATAATTAAATTCCAACGGTCTTTCAATAGTTGGATATACAGGTTGATTACTTGAAGGAAAACCAGTATATAGATTACTAGCTGCAACATTTCCA